ACGCCGCTGGTGCTGAAGGCGGAGCTTGCGCGGCAGCTCGGCGGGATCAGCTGGCCGGCGATTGTGGCCGGACTGGATGCGATGCCCGGCCGGCATCCGGACTACCCGCCGAACATCGGCCAGCTGCAGGCGCTGTGCAAGGGCTGCGAGCCGACGAAGTTTTACGCGGCCCTGCCGGCGCCGGACATATCGCCCGCAGTGATTGCGGCACGCCAGGCGGAAGCCGAGGCCATGGCTCGCAAAGTCGCCGCACCGCGCTACGACTTCAAGGCCTGGGCGCGGAAGCTCCGGGCCGAGTGGCTGTCCGGGAGAAATCTCGGCATGCAGCAGCAGGTGATGGGATCAGAAGCGCTCGGCGAGCGCTGGCACATGGACAACGGCAAGCGCGAGTGCTCGCCGATTGAGCAAGCCGAAGCCGCGTGACCGCCTGCCGATGCCCGGCGTGCTGCGACAGGCCAGACCCGAAATACACCGAGGAGCACAAGCGGAAATGCGAGATCAACACAGTTTTGACGATGGCGAAGGAAGTCAGATCAGCCTACTACGCCAAGGTAGCGAAAGCGCGAGGGGAGCCGGCGGCGCGAGTGCTGATGGCCGAGGTGTCGGCGGCTTGGGCGAGTCAATCCGCTTCACGGTCCCAGGCCAGCCGGTAGGCAAGGGCCGGCCCCGCGCTTTCCGCATGGGGAAAGGGGTGCGGATGTTCACGCCCGAGAAGACCGTCAGCTACGAGAACCTGGTGGCCACGGCCGCCCACGGCGCGATGCGCGGCCAGCCGCCGGTCGAAGGTGCCGTTGCCGTCGATCTGGACATCCGGCTGATGGTGCCCATGTCGTGGTCGGCGAAGAAGCGCGCCCAGGCCTTGGAAGGCCAGATCCACCCGACGAAGAAGCCCGACGCGGACAACGTCACGAAGGCGATCTTCGACGCGATGAACGGGATCGTGTGGGGTGACGACGTGCAAGTGGTGCGGCTGTCGCTCTGCAAGCGGTATGGCGCGACGCCGGGCGTGACGGTGACGGCTAGGGAGGTGGCGTGATGGTAGCGGTACAAGTCAATGAGCGCGGACAGCGCATCGGAGAGGGGCACCGCCGGGCCGTGCTGACCGATGCTGAGGTGGATCAGCTGCTGGAGGATCGTGGGCCGGAAGACGCCCCCAAGCGCGCCTACTCGCAGCTTGCCCGGAAGTGGAAGATCAGCAAGTCGAGCGTGCGGGACTTCTGCACCGGACGGAGACGCGGGCAGAAAGGTGTCGCAATTGAGCGGCCTGACGCCAGAAAGGCAACGCAGGACAGGGTGAGCCTGCAGGTGCGCGTGTCGCTGAAGGCTCGCGCTATTGTGCGTCGTAATGGTGGCGGCCCGTGGCTGGAGCAGCTTATTCTTGGCTACGCCACGCGCACCGCGAAAGCCTCGCAGGACAAGGCATAGACAAGCATCTGCATTTGCCGTGCGCAGTGCGCATTCAATGTTTTTTAGGAGTGGGGAAATGGGACGGATGTGCACATATACACCCGAAATAGCAGCGGAGATTTGCGAAAAAATATCTTCCGGTGAGTCGCTTCGATCTATCTGCAAAGGCTCAGGGATGCCGCCGGAGGCGACGGTAAGAAATTGGGCGATGGATGATGTGAATGGGTTTGCTGCGCAGTACGCGCGCGCGCGCGAAATTGGCGCTGACGCCATTGCCGAGCAAGCCCTGTACATCGCCGATACGCCAGAGATTGGCGAAGAGGTTGAAGAGTCTGAAAACGGCATGAAGGTGAAGCGCGCCGACATGCTCGGGCATCGCAAGCTGCAGGTCGAAACGCGCCTGAAGCTCCTGGCGAAGTGGTTCCCGAAGAAATATGGCGACAAAGCCGCTCTGGAGCTCACCGGCGCCGACGGCGGCCCGGTGCAGATCACCGACACCGAGCGGGCGGCCAAGATAGCGGCCATCCTGGCGGCGGCCAAGGCCCGCCGGGACGGGGAAACGGACGATGTTGCCGACCTCCTTTGATATCTCGCTGCTGGCCTACCTGACGCCGCAGGAGCTTGCCGATCTCGACGCCCTGATCGCGAGCGACCCGACGCCGTGGCGCCCGCTCGAAGGACCGCAACGGATGGCCTACGAGAGCGAGGCGGACATCATCGGGTATGGCGGTGCGGCTGGAGGCGGAAAGACCGATCTGGCATGCGGTAAAGCTCTCACGCGCCACCGCAAGGCAATGATGCTGCGCCGGGTTGGAACCGAGCTGCCGGGCATCATCGACCGCCTGGAAGAGCTGATCGGGAGCCGCGACGGCTTTAATGGGCAGAGCAACATCTGGCGCACGACGCGCTTTGACGGCATCCCGTTGCAGATCGAACTTGGCGCGGTGCCAAACGCGGGGGACGAACGTAAGTACCAGGGCCGTCCTCACGATCTGCTGGTGTTCGACGAGACGACGAACTTCCTCGTCGCTCAGGTGCGATTCCTGCTTGGCTGGCTGCGCTCCACGGTGCCCGACCAGCGGTGCCAGGCGCTGATGACGTTCAACCCGCCGACGAGCGCGGAAGGCCGCTGGGTGATCGATTTCTTTGCCCCGTGGCTCGACAAGAAGTTTCCCAGCCCGGCCAAGCCCGGCGAGCTACGCTATGCGGCGTCGCTGCCGGCCAGTCCGCAGTTTCCGAACGGCCGCGATCTATGGGTCGATGACGGGCGGACGTTCGTGCTCGATGCAGCGGGAGACCCGCTCTACGACTTCGACCCGGCCGAATACGCACCCGACGACGTGATTTGCCCTCTATCGCGCACCTTCATCCCGTCGAGGATCTCAGACAACCCTTATCTGCTCGGGACTGGCTACATGGCAACCCTGCAATCCCTCCCGGAGCCGCTGCGCTCCCAGATGCTCAAGGGCGACTTCGCCGCAGGGATGGAGGACGACCCATGGCAGGTCATACCGACCGCATGGATCGAGGCTGCGCAGGCCAGATGGAAGCGGCCCGACAAGCTGGCACCGATGGATTCGGTGGGCGTGGACGTTGCGCGAGGCGGCAAGGACAAAACGATCATCGCGAGACGCCACGGCATGTGGTTCGACGAGCCACTGGTGTATCCCGGCAGCGCCACGCCGGACGGCCCGAAGGTGGCCGGGCTGGTGATCGCCGCGAAGCGCAACGGGGCGCCGATTCACATCGACGTGATCGGAGTTGGCGCCAGCCCCTACGACTTCCTTAACGAAGCCGGCCAGCCTGTGCTGGGCGTCAACGTGTCGGAGGCGGCCACTGGAACCGACAAATCCGGCCGGCTGCGCTTCAAGAACCTGCGCAGCGAGCTTTACTGGCGCCTGCGCGAAGCGCTCGACCCGGAGGAGAACACGGGCACCGCGTTGCCGCCCGATCCGCGCCTGCTCGCCGATTTGTGCGCCTTCACGTGGAAGCTGTCGGGCAGCACGATCTACGTGTGCAGCCGCGAAGAGATCGTGGCTCGCATCGGGCGATCTCCCGACTATGCATCGGCCTACATCCTGGCGCTAATGGACACGCCGAAGCTGGCGAGCCTCAAGCGGCGATCCAGCAGCGACACGGGGATGGTGCGCGGGGAGTACGACCCCTACGCCTGACGGGGTGCGCGTGCCGGTCTGTGCGCCGCCTATCGTGCGAGCATGACCGATTGCCCTGCACCCATTTATGACGACCACGCTGCCACGATCCTGGGCGGAATGCCCGATCCGGCGGCGGTTTCCTGCCTTGAGAAGATGGCCCTCGGCTTGCCGCAGGTCGATCTGAGCACGTCCATGTTCGCGTTCGGCGGCATGGCTTCCCGCACGATCTTCATTCCCGCCGGCACCTTCCTTACCGGCGCGCTGACCCGCATCGACAACATCTGCGCGGTGTTTGGCGACATCACCGTGACGACTGACGACGGCCCGCGCCGGCTGACGGGCTTTCATGTGCTGCCTGCGTCGGCTGGGGCCAAGCGCGCGGGCATTGCACACGCCGACACGTGGTGGACAACGATCTGGCGCACCGACCAGACCGACGCCCAAGCCATCGAGGACGAGATGACGGCCGAGGCCGATCAGCTGCAAACCCGCCGGCCGGGCGTTGAGTTCGCCAAGACTATCGAACTGGAGCACGCACCATGAGCTTTGGAATCTCTGCTGCCGCTTGGACGGCCATTGCCGTCGGGGCCAGCGCGGCCACGCAGCTTTACACCGCCGACAAGCAGCGCTCCGCGCAGAACAAGGCCATGGATCAAGCCCGGCGCAATGCCGAAGCATCGGCAACTCAGGCCGATCAGGACTTCAACAAGGCCAACCGCAAGCAGCCCGACACGTTGAGCCTGCTGTCTGCGAATCAGCAAGCCGCGCGGGGCGGCGTATCAGGCACGATGCTGACCGGCTCTACCGGTGTCGATCCGGGCAGCTTGCTGCTCGGCAAGAACACCCTGCTGGGGCTGTGACGCGATGACCGACATCCTCAAGGAGCGGCAGCAGCTCATCACCCGCCTCGGGATGCTAAAGACTGAGCGCACGTCATGGATGTCGCATTGGCAGGAACTCTCCGAGGTCTATCTGCCGCGTTCCGGCCGCTACTTCGTGCAGGATCGCAACCGGGGCCAGAAGCGGCATCAGGTGATTCTCGACGGCACCACGACCAAAGCGGCGCGCGTGTTGGCTGCCGGCATGATGGCCGGTATGAACAGCCCGGCGCGGCCGTGGTTCCGGCTGACTACGCCCGATGAGGATCTGAACAAGTCCCCCGCAGTGAAGGAGTGGCTGGCCCAGGTCACGCGGCTGATGCTTGCCATCTTCGGAAAGTCCAACACTTACCGCTCACTGCACAGCGGATACGAGGAGCTTGGCGTATTCGGCACGTGGTCGAGCATCTTGATGGATGACTTCAAGAACGTCATCCACTCGTACCCGCTGACAATCGGCGAATTCATGCTCGCGCAGAACTGGAAGGGCGAGGTCGATACCCTGTATCGCGAGTTCCAGA